GAACCACGCCGCCGCCCGCCAGCACCGCCACAGCCTGCCCGGCAAGGTGCGTCAGCCCGTTAAAGGTCGCCTGCCCGCCTGCCGCCGCCACTTTCACCCCGGCGTCCACGTAAAATGCGCCGCGTGCATCCTCGCCCAGTTCGCGCCAAATGGCCTGTTTCCAGATTTCGCGGCGCGTGCCGCCCGGCGTCTCGCGCGTCACCAGCAGCCACAGTTCGTCGGTGCGGCCATCCTGCCCGGTGATGCACACGGCAGAAAGCGCCCGCGCGCCGCCGCCCAGCACCATGCGCGAAAAGCCCTTCACGTCCGCCCGCGTGATCGGGTGCGTCACCACTTGCCCATCGCCGCGCACCGCGTGCAGCAGGGTATAGGGCCAGCGCTGCGTTGCCAGCTGCACTATTCCGCCAGCGGTCACATGCCGCGCGGCAGAGGTCAGATCCACTGCGGCATAGCGATCTTCGGAAAAGGCATAGTTGGCCGAACGCAGCCGCCGCCCGCCGCGCTCCACGAATATCGCCTCGCTGCCCAGCTGCGCCGGGCGCACCGCTTCGGTCCCGTAATAGCTTTGCGGGTCCGCCTTGATGTTATCGCCGCTCACCGCGCCTTGCGAATTTTGCGGGCCGATGGAAAGCTCGGCGCTCGCCGTGCCCATCACCAGATTCTGCCGGTCGCGCAGCACCCACAGCGGCGGGTTTTCCGCATCCAGCGTGCGGCGGAAGGCAAGGTCTGCCGCCAGCAGGCCTTGGCTGGTAAATGCCTTGTGGCTGGCATAATCGCCCGCCACGCTCGCCAGCAGCTCAAACCCCTTGATATGGATTTGCCGCCCGAAGGCGTGAACCACATGTTCGGGGTATCCGCGCGCCGCAGAAATCGCCGCATGGGCCCAGCGCCAGCTGCCCACGCTGGTCAGCGAACCCGGCAGCGCTTTGAGCACGTCCGCCGTCGCCGTCGTGCCCCCGCCGCCAATCGCCGTGATCTTCACAATGCCAAAGCGCTCGTGCAGGAATTTCCATTGCACGCCGTAAGGGCCCTTGGCGTTCAGCAGGTCGTTGCGCAGCTGGCCGTCCCACTCGGTGCCGTCCTCGTGGATCGGCGGGATCTGGCCCGTCGTGCCCGCCGTCATCGCCTGATAGGCTTTGCCCTCATTGCGCACGATATCGCCCACCAGCACGCCGGTCATGCCCGGCTCCCACGCCTTCATGGTGCTGAAGTCTTTGGCCTGAATGCGAAACAGCGCGCCCACATGCCCGGCCAGAAAGATCGCGCTGCTGGCCGTCGCCGTGATGCCCGCGCCAGTCGTGCCCGAAACGGTCACCGTCACCGCCTCATCGGTGTTCTGATCGGCGAACGGCCCATCCTTGAAGGTGGTCGCCGCATAGGCAAACGTCACCGCGCTCGTGCGCGTCAGGCTTGCGGGCGGATAGCCGGGATGATCGAGGTAGAGCCGGTCATAGCTTTGCTGAAAGGAAACCGCCGGGGCCTGCGCAGCGGTATATGGCACCTCCACTTCATAAGGCACGCCCGGCGAAGTCTCCACCCGCCCGCCATTGGTAAAAAACCGCAGCTTGGCCGCGCCCCACTCCAGCACGTATTCCTGCGTCACCGAAAAGCGGAACGGCGTCAGCCAGCTGGCGGTCGCGTCCGCATCGCGGATCATCTCGAAGCCCATGCGCTTCACCAGCGGGCCTTCGGGCGCGGGCACAAAGTTCTCGCACGTCTCCAGCCCAAACTGGTAATGCTGGGTATCAAACCGGCCATAAAGCATCGGGCTGATTTCGCCCGCCATGAAGCTGGTCAGGATATGGCGCACATTGGCCATCAGCGCGCCCCCGTCATCTCAGGCGCCCGCCGCCAAACCGCGCCAGCACCCAATCCGATTCCTCTTGATCGATTGGCGGGTTTTCCTTGGCGTCGGTCATCTTCGCGCCGCCAATGGCGCGGCGATAGCGGGCCTCGGCGGCCTCGGTATCAAACTCGCCGCCCACCACGCGCCGCCCGCACTTCCACGCCAGGCGGCAGGCAAAGGCTTCGGCGAACTGGTCATCCCACTCGGCGGGCTCGGGAATGTCGATGGACCAGCGCGCGTAAAGCGGGCCAGTCGCATTGCACAGCACTTGGCGGCCTTCCACCTGATAATCGAGCCGCGCAGTGCTATCGAGCAATTCGATCAGCCGCACCGCGTCAGCAGGCAGCTCGAACGCCGCGCCATAGGGATAGATCATCGCCACATCGGGCACATCGAGCTGCCCTAACGGCCCGCGCCTTGCGGAAAAGTTGAACGATCCATCGCGGATCGTCGCGCGCCGCTCAATGTCCCACACCGCGCGCAGCGTGCGCGCAGTGGGCCGGTCGTCGTCCAGCGAAGTGATCTTCACTTCGCTGCCGATCAGCACGGCCGCAAGCTGGGCCACTTCGTTCAGGCTGGACACGGCGCGGCCTCCCGCGCCTTACAGCGGCGGCCAGGGACCAGAGAGGATCTTCTGCTGGATTTCGTCGAGCAGAAACAGCACCTGCCCGCGCGGCATGTTGGTGTAATCCACGTTCAGGCTGATCGTTTCCGATTGTGCTTCGGCAGTGCCCGCCGCAACAATAACATCTTTCAGATCGACCTTGCCGAGCTGGACGGTGAACTTGGCCTGCGGCATCACATGCTCCCACGATGGTAAGCTGAAAACGAGGGGAACCGGGCCTTGCTACCAAGGCCCGGAACCTTACTTGACGCTGGTGATTTCCAGCTCGACCGACATGATCGTGGTGCCCACGATCGTGGCCACAGCCACGGTCATCCAGATATCCTCGTCCGCCGTCAGCACGCCGTCATCCAGCGTGCTGGCCTTGGGCCCGATGGCCGTGGGCCGGTCGAGCGGCGTGGTAAACACGGTCGCTGCCACATACTTCGCCGGGATCGCCGTGGTGCCAACAGCAACGGTCGACGTGCCAAGGCTGGTATCAGCCGTAATCAGCACGCTCTTGATGCGGTCGCCTGCGCGCACGCGGCCAAGGAACAGCCGGTCGCCCGCTGCCAGCGCCTGCCCCAGCGGCTTGCTCGCCGTAATGCTGGAAACCTTTGCGCCAATCTGCCCGCCATCGGCCTTGCGCGGAGGGATGACAGTGCCATCGGCCACGCCGGTCATCTGCTGGGAATAAAAATCCGCCATGTTCTAAACTCCAGATGGCGGCAGGGCCACCAGCCCTGCCGCAATGGTTGCCGCCGGGCTCAGCCCTTGGCGTTCAGGATGATGCCGCTCATGCCAGCCTGCGTGCGCGTCGCCGCGCCGGTGAATCCGGCAAGGTACTGCACAGAGCCGCGCTTCTGCGGCAGCATGTCGAGCATGGTGCGCAGGCGCTGCCAGTAGTTCAGCCGAAGGCCCGGCTTCACCCAGAACGGCGTCTTGCGAAAGCCGCTGCCGTCCGTCGCCAGCGCCGGAATCGTGCCGAGCAGCGGGTTGTCGAGTTCAAGGTATTTGAACTTCCAGCCCAGCAGGCTCACCACCCGGCCCTCGTCATCGACCATGCCCTTGTAGCTGCCCTTGAAGTCCTCGCTGGTCACAGGGATTTCCTGCAGCAGCGCGTCGTTGTCGTCAGCCGTCAGCACCATCCAGCGTTCCATGCCGGGGCCGATATCGACATAGTTCTGCGCCAGCAGCTTGGTCGCGGCGCGGATCTTTGCCACGTTCATCTTCTGGTTGCCGCTCGCGCCGCCGGTCGTCACGGCAATGGTCTGGCCGCCGGGAAACGGCGTGGTCACCGTGCCGTCCTTGCCGCTGATGATCGAGCCGTAGAAGCCTTCCAGAATGCGGCGATCCTTCGAACGCGCAATCGTGCCCGCGCAGCTGGTCACCACAGTGCCGGTCAGATCCAGCGTTGTGCCCAGCTTGTCGTCGTTGTCGATCAGGTCGGCGTCGTAAAGCTCGTTCGGCTTGGGAATCCACACGCCGTCATAGGTGCGGTTGCCGTATTTGGTGTCGCCGTGGCGCTCGTCGCCTTCCTGCGCCTGCACGTTGCCGACAAGATCCTTGACCTTGACCTTCTCCGCGCCGTTGTCGTCCTGCACGGTAACACAGTCTTCGAG